AGCACCCCGGATGGTGTCCTGCAAATGCAGCCCATGCTTGTTGTCGGCAAAGACAACTGGGATGATCTCCTGGCGGTAAACCTTTTTGTATCCACAGGTGGTCTTGGTCCTACGACTGAGGAAACTCAGTTAGGCGACAACACTGTTACCAATCGATCCCTGGCTTGGCAAGACGAGAAGGGTGAAACTTCTTGGTTCAAGCTGACGGCTTGGGATGCTCTCTCCGGACAACTCGCTGAGCTTGCTCCAGGCACTCCAACCATCGCTGTGGGTCGCGTAAGTACTTCCGAAAAGGAAGATCGTAAGTACCTTAACTATGGAGTAGAGAAAGTTCTCTACCTCCCGCGCAGCAAGAAAGCTGCACCCGCCAAAGCGGCAGACCCAGATAAGGGTCGCGTCTCTACGGCTGCTCTCGGTTCACTGGACTTCTCTCTCTGATTTACGGCCATGGTTTTTATTGCAGGCAAATTTTCGGCTGATGAAATTCTCTGCCAGGTCCCGCCGCACACGCTCCGCGTCGATCTTCAAGCTCGCCGTTGGAAATCCGACACTGATCCTGAAGCGGCCATTACTGACTCAAACGACAACGGTATACCCATTGAGTTCATCCTTCTTGGGTTTACACCGTACTTCGGTAACCTCGGTATGCGCTCGCATGAAGAGTTTATTCGGATTAGTTACATTGGTGTTACACCTTCTCATCGTCTGCTTCCGCCACGCTGTGTATGTACAAGCATCATTAGTGGCAAGTCGAGTCAAAAGAACTTTATCTCGTACTTCCAAACGCTCTACAACAACCGTATTAATGTTGGTGAGGTAATTACCTCGACTAAATTTGTACAGAAGTCCTTCAACGAAAGGGATCCTGTTACAGGCGCAGATGGGGCAAAGATCAACTACAACGCTCTCGAATTCAAAGACCGGCCCGCTCAAAATGACGAGGAGCGTAAGCTCATCGAGGATATTGGGGCGTGGCTTGAGGGCGGCTCAGGAGACCTGGTGGCTGCTGCTTTACGAAGTGGGATCCCCGGTAGCAATCTGGTTGAGCTACCTCTCGGGGAGGATCATGCAGCTATCAAGGAAGCTTTTATGGAAGCTAACCCACGGCGCTTAGAGGGGGCAGCACCTGCTGCGCTTTCTGCACTCCCCGCAGGTGCAGGCGATCCCTCCGCCAAGGCAGAGGCATCTGAACCTCCGACCGCAAAAAAAGGTTCCCCCAAGAAAGATCTTTCTGAGGAACAGAAAGCAGCATTAAAAGCTGCAGGTCTGGATTTCTAAAATACGGACTCGCACCTGAACATCAGGTAAGGACGCCTTACAAGCGTCCTTTTTTTGCGCTTACCTACAGGTCGATGAGATCACCGAAAGAAGGTAGATCAACATTGTGCGTAATACAGTACTTAATAATGTTCTCTAGGATTCTTCCCCGGATCAAATAATTTGCATATACAATCTCAAGTATCTCCTTCTTCTCCTCAGAGTTGAGCTTGTTAAGCCCATCCAAAAAAGATCGGTGGGTAAACTGCTGCTCAAGAGTCATATGAGAACGCAGCTTATTCAACAACTGTTCTGACATGTCTGGCTTTTACCGAGTCCCTCGCTACATCTACGATCCTATCCGTAATTCAAATCTCATCGAGGGTAGGGTTCTTTTGCCATTCGATCCCACGGGTGAGCTGGCTGAGCAGGTCAAAGCGGACTGTGTGTCCGACATCCAGATCGGTAGATCAGAGGAAGACATCGTCAACCTCGAATGGTGGCAGAACCAAAAACAAAACGTCGACTGGGTCATAGCCATCACACAGGGTATGAAAGACTATACAAAGTGGATAACTGAATGTGGGTTACAGGTAGCTACGAGAGGCGTGTGCATCCTTGACAGACTTACTTTTTTAGAGCCCACGAGAGCTCGTGAAGACTTCTTACAGGAAGCATCACTCACAAACATTAAGATATTGAGCCCGCGACCAGCATTCCGTGCGGATGGTACAAACTCAAAAGATCCTGTGACCTCCGCATGGTTTGTATTCCAGAAGGGTACTACTCCTACAAGCAAGACAGAAGTAGATTTTGAAGTAGGGTGGCACCGTCCTCAAAACTTAAAGTTATGAGCAGGAGATTGCTCGATAAACTTGATCAGTTAATTCAGTTGCAGAAGGAGCAAAATAGTGCGCTGGATAAGATCACAGCACTTTTAGTCGGTCAACAGCTCCTTACCGAATGCGTTGATTACCAGGGTAAAGCTCGGACACCTGAGGACTGCGCTGAAATTACTATTGAAGGTTTTTCAGCAGCACTTTGCTTGATGTCTGAGCTTGAGCAGAGAAACAAGGAGTATCAGTACCAAAAACAGGAATTCTTCATCAGCAATGATGACGATGAGGACGAAGATGACAACGAAAGCAGTGGAAACACATTCCCAACTTCGTTCTAAGATAAAAACAAATTGACACGATCATTGTGTCCGATACACGCGTAACGATTAACGGTTTAAGGCACTATCTGTGTGCCGGTGTACCTAAACCGCTGCCTTCAGTCACCTCGGTACTCAGCGCCACTCAGTCGGAAGCCACGCGTAAAAAACTGGCGCACTGGAACTTAATGAATCCAGGAGTTGCTGATGCTGCAGCGACTAGAGGAACATGGATACATAACAGTGTAGAGGACTATCTCCGTGGTCTTAGAGTAATTCCATCCGAACAGTACAAACCTTACTGGAACGGAGTACCAGAACTATTGGACAATCTGCTCGAAGGTGGTCGAGTCCTTTGGAGTGAGAAACCATTTAATCAGCCAAGATGGGCGAAGTATGTTGGTGACGACGGTGTAGGTAGAATTCATTACTACAACGATGACACAGGTCATGGTTACGCAGGCTGCTGTGACCTCATCTACATGAACGCAAATGCGGAAATCGTTCTCGCAGACTTCAAGACGAGCAACGGACCTTACTCGGCCCGCTTCCCCAACAAGAGTCAAAATCTCGATGAGAAAACGAAGAAAGCTTTAATCTCTGGCGTATTTAAAACTAAGAAGACAAGGTTACAACTCGCCGCTTACAAACTCGCAGCGGAGTCCTGCTTAGGAATTAATATAGTCAAGACACAAATTATCGTTACTACTGCAATACCAGAATTTAACACCCAAATTTTTACGTTTGGTACAGAGGAAGTTGAGAAGGATTGTGAGAGTTGGCTTCAGGTTTTAAAAAATTACTACGAACTAAACCCACAGGCGTAGAATCAATTCCACCAGACGGCTGACTAGAAGAGGGTTCTTCACCTTTTCTTAGGGTTCGCCTGCCCGTTATCAGGCCATACTAGAAACGCTCAGCGACAACCCATGAAGTTCATTTGCTCTGTAAACCTCGGGGTCGTCCCTCACCTCGATCCCGAGCTGGGCAAAATCGCTAGTGGCGGAAACTTTTCAGCGTTTAACTCAGGCTGGGACGCCTGCGAGCTCGATACGAACGAACTAGGAGAGGTCCTAGGTAAGCAAGCAGGTCTCTGCGCGTGGCATTTACAAGACGGCAAGCGACAAAAGAATCAGACTGGAGTTATAAAAGCCGGATTAATCATTGTTGACATTGACAATCAGGCCGACCATAAAGATGAGAGTGGGAACAAAGTTCAGAAGCAAGAACTGACGGTAGAACAAGCATTAGAACTCGATATTTGTAAAAAGTATTTAACCCTTGGCTATTACAGCCCTTCAACATCGGAGGGTTGGCCACGCTTCCGGTTGGTCTTCGGTCTTGAAACTACGGTCATCAACCCTGGTTTTTACCAATGGTTCTGCAAACAGATCTACGCTCAAATCCCTGGGTCTGATGTCCGAGCGACGACGATCCCAAACCTCTTCTACGGACCAAAAAACCCGGAAGCAATTTTCGCCAAGCCAGGGCGGTTTATCCCGACAGCCAAAGTCAACGAGGCGATCCAAGCTTTCGCTGCGCTTCCTCCGGATGAAAGCGATTCAGGTGGAGAACCGATCGAGTACTTCAACCAAGTAACCATCCGCGAGAACGGAATGGACTTGGTTCGGCTTGCGTCGAACACAGTCCGCTCTGTGCTCGAAGGGGAAGAAGTCGGTGATCGCAGCTCGACGATGGCTGCGATTTTCAAGGAACTCCTCGGATGGTCGAACTGGTGCACGACGCACGACATAGCTTTGTGCGTCTCACCCTTGACAGTCGCACACGATGCGTTCTATAACATCTATGGTTACCC